CCATTATAGGCTCTCGGCCATAGTAAATAACAAGATTTCCGTTCCACTCGTCCCAAGTAGAATAATCCGGAACAAATGGAAAAAACGGCTGGGTTTGCCTAGCCGTCATGGCCGTTCGTCCCCAAATTCGGCAGTAATCAAATTACGGCCCATCTCATAGTTTCCACTGATTTCGTTAGATTCAAATTTCAAACGGATAAGTCGGTGCTCTACACGCAGGTCAATTTTACCGGTATTTTGGTCAAAATAATAGGGACCTGAATTTTCTTCCATTTGGCCACCAGCAAATTTACGACCTAAAATAGTCATAGACATATTACCAGTTTGTAAGAAGTTGGGCTCAACACGGCGTAAATGCATGCGGCGGTTAATACCCACTTTGCCTTCTTGGCTTGGGCTACCAGTTAGCCAACTTACGTCGCTGGTTGTAATGCTGGAATACACAGCCACTTCACCGTCTAAACCAACTTGATTTTGACCGAATTCATGTTGCCAAATATTAAAGCCGCCAGTTACGTAGTAAACCAAAGTACCCGGATTAGGAGTTATACCAAACGGTTCTGAACAGGTAATCAGTGTTACACCCGGAGTTCCAATAGTGGTGTTATATATGTGCTGTGAGGCTGTAATTAAATAAGTTGCGTTAAAGCTGTCTAAAGTAGAAAAAGTAATTGAATCTCCCGGGCTAAATTCCTGTGTCACATCACCAGCAATATAAATTTGGCTTGATGTTGGTGCTGGCAAACTAGCAGGATGAGCAATTACTTTAGATGGTGCGCTATAAATTGGTAAATAATTCCAGTCAGCCCAAATAGGGGTTGGGAACAATTCAGTTGTATAACCACAGGAACGCTGCGCCCCTACTGCAGAACCAGCATCATACCAAAGATCATCTTTAGTATTGTAAATAATGGCATCAGTACATTCAGTAGCTGTGCCACGTGGATAAAAGAACCAAATCTCATTGTAGCGTGGGATCTTGGTGGCCCAAACTTTTTGACGCTGTTCATAGTTTAGGTTGTCAAACAACCAGTTTACGTTCTTATCGTTTGGTAATACCTTAACCGTTCCACCGTATAAATAAAAACGGTCGACACCCATCCAGTAATATATGCCATCCATCTCTACGACAGCGTTTTCTGACATGATAGAGATTTGGCTGGAAATAATATCGTAGTTCCAATAAATACCAGTGGTTGACTGGGAGTTAAAGGTAACACGAATCAAACTGTCAGTTGCCCAGAATAAACCTGCGGGTGAGTTTGTACCACCACGCATTGGCATCCCCTTAACAATTTTAGATGGTGACATGTTTACTTGGTTAGCAAACGGGCCATTCCAATCATAAAAGTTACGGGTGCTAAACGAACCTGCTGTTAAGTCAACGTTATTGTTTGCGATAAATCCATTTGAGCCGTATACAAAAACAAACGGATGCAAAACACAAACACCACCATCAACAGAAATTGGTTTATATGTTGGGTTTTGACCGCCGGTATCTGCCAGTCCATTAAAGTTCCAAGTATTGCCAGAACTTGGTGTTACTTGGCCAACCAACACTTGTGTTGGTGCACCGTTGTCAATGTTTTCTAAATTCAAACCCGGGTGCGCTAAAACATACAGACCACTTTGAATTGGGTTAAATGAAACATCAAACTGCCATGTTGTACGATACGGGCCACCAGTTAAGTCCGGTGTAAACACAGCAGAATTTGCAATCCATGCACCTGTTGGGCTACCGGGAATTGTGGTTGTGAATGTTAGGCGTGTTCTTGCTGGTGTTGGTGTTGCACTATATACCGAGGTTTGCACAGTATATACTGTAGCGGTACTGGTTTGACTAAAAATAAATTTAGTGCCAGCAGGAATATTAGTTGACTGATCACCCAATACATCGATGTAATTTGTGCCACTGGCGTAGATTGGTACTTGAGCTTGACCCGGCAAAATGTTTGCAGCAAATGGGCCACTACCAACAGCGTAAGTTAAGCCTGTTGTAAATATATCTAAACTTTGGTAGTTGCCAGCAAAAATATAGTTTACACCGTTATATGGTTGTGCAACCA